TACGAGAAAGAATTTGAGCGTTATGGTAATCGTACCATCGCTTCTTTCTTGCGTATGGTTGGCGCTGAAATGCCATCCAACTCAGACATGATCAAATGGGCTGAACAAGGCCGTTTGCACATCAAGTACATCAACTGTACTACCACCGTGTTGTCTAGCGCAGATACTGCGACTTTCACTATCAACGACGTGTTGGTTCCTAACCGTGCTTCTATTGGTTTGACTGCCGGTAGCATCGCTTTGCGTGTAGGACAAACCGTAGTGATTACTCCTAACGTTGCTGGTCCTACCCAGAACAAAGGTATCATCACTGCCGTTAACACCAGTGCTGCTACTATCGATGTTGCTTTCTACGAAGCAGCCGGTATGACCAACGCTTCTGCTGCTAACACCTTCACAATCTTCATCTACGGTTCTGAATTCAAAAAAGGAACTAACGGAATGGTTGGCTCTTTGGAAGCAGAAGATGACATCTACGACAACAGCCCTATCATCATCAAGGATAAGTACGCTGTATCTGGTTCTGACATGGCTCAGATTGGCTGGATCGAGGTTACTACCGAGAATGGTGCATCTGGGTTCTTGTGGTATTTGAAGTCTGAGCATGAGACTCGTTTGCGTTTCGAAGACTATTTGGAAACCGCTATGATCGAAGCCGTTCCTGCCGTAAGTGGTTCAGGTGCTGTTGCTGCCGGTTACAAAGGTTCTGAAGGTGTATTCTACGTAGTAAACGATCGTGGAAACGTATGGGGCGGTGGTAACCCAACCACTTTGGCTGACTTCGATTCTATCGTTTCTCGTTTGGACAAGCAAGGTTCTATCGAAGAGAACGTAATCTTCGTTAACCGTGACTTCAGTTTCGATATCGACGACATGTTGGCAACCTTGAACGGTTACAACGGAGGTACTGCTGCAAACGGTGCATCTTTCGGTTTGTTCGACAACGATGTTAACATGGCCTTGAACTTGGGCTTCAGTGGTTTCCGTCGTGGTTATGACTTCTACAAGTCTGACTGGAAATACTTGAACGATCCTACCATGCGTGGTGGTTTGACTGCATCTACTACTGGTGCTACTACCGCTAACGTAATCACTGGTTTGTTGGTACCTGCTGGTTCTACCACAGTATACGACCAAGTGTTGGGTAAGAACGCCAAGCGTCCTTTCTTGCACGTTCGCTACCGCGCAACTGCTACCGAGGATCGTCGTTACAAGACTTGGATCACTGGTTCTGCCGGCGGTGCTGCTACTAGCGACTTGGATGCTATGGAAGTTAACTTCTTGTCTGAGCGTTGTGTATGTACCTTGGGTGCTAACAACTTCGTATTGTTCCGTTACGGTGCCTAATCTGTAACTAAACAGACAAGTTGATTTAAATAATCAGGAGGGTGTCAGCAATGGCACTCTCCTTTTTAAAAAGATAAATCTTATCAAATTATATCATGAAAAAAAACACCGTATCAGTAGACAAAGTCTACAAACTTTTACATTCGTCTCCCCTTTCTTTCACAATCCCATCAAGAAGCACACGCAGATTTCCTCTGTTGTGGTTTGATGAGGATCAAAACGTGAACCGCCCTTTGCGATATGCGGTAAACCAAAAGTCGCCATTCGAGGAAGAACAAGATGGTAATGCCATCGTTGAACCTATCATCTTTGAAGATGGTATGCTTCGTGTTCCCAAGAATAATCCTGTACTTCAGCAATTCCTGTACTACCATCCTATGAATGGTAGCGTATTCGCAGAAGTTAACTACGAAAAAGATGCCCAGTCAGAAGTTGAATTCTTGAACGAAGAAGTTGATGCTCTGTTGGAGGCTCGCTCATTGACAATCGAGCAGCTTGAGAACGTATCTCGAGTTCTGTTTGGTAAGGACCCATCCATTGTCAGCACAGCAGAGTTGAAGAGAGATGTATTAATCTACGCCAAGAAAGACCCTCGTGGATTCTTGAACTTGTTGAATGATCCTATGTTGAAACTTGAGTCCAATGTACACAAGTACTTTGATACCAAGGTATTGGCATTCAGAAATGGCAACAAGGAGGTTTGGTTTAACATGCCAAACAACAAGCGCAAGATGATGAACGTACCATTTGGGGCTGACCCATACACCGAGGTGGCTTTATTCCTTCAGACAGAAGAAGGGCTTGATGCCATGAAGTTGCTTGATAAAAGCATGGATACAGCATATTAAACATTATTTTTTAGCGAAGAAGAGGGGGCAAATGCTCCCTCTTTTTTTTTGTTTATCTTTGCCTTAAACAACATTATGATCAATGAAGTAAGGAATACCGTATTGTCTATAATCAATAAGAACAACTACGGATATATATCTCCGTCTGACTTCAATTTATTTGCTAGTCAGGCACAGATGGAATTGTACGAAGAGATGTTTTCTTCATACAATAAAATCATTGCGATGGAAAACAATCGCGTGTCAGGTACTGGCTATGCTGATTTGAAAAGAACCTACGAGGAAGCCATGGAGATATTCAACGTGACTAACCCATTGACCCACTTCGCCGGAAGTGTGTTCTTGCTTCCAAGCCTAAGCACTACCGGTGATGCTTACTACATGATGAATACCGTTGTGTGCTATCCAACAGTGTTGGATAGTGGAGCGAATACATCTGTTGTATCTTTTCAGTTGGTAGATAGCGGTGCAACATTCACTACAATGGGCATTGTCCCCGGTGATGCGGTGGTTAACACCACTACTTATGCACTTGCGAATGTAGTATTGGTATCAAGCAACACTGTTATTACTTTGGATAGTAACATTTTTACCACTACCCCTGCAAACTATTTGATACTAAAAGCATCTGCTGCTGTTGAAGCAGAGAAGATAAACCAAACAAAGTCAACATTGCTGAATACTTCTATGCTTACTGCACCATCAACTTTGTTCCCTGTTTACACACAGCAAGCAGAGGTGATGACAGTGATGCCAGTAAGTTACAAGATACCGGGTCAGGTGGTGGCAAACTACTTCAGATACCCATTGGAGCCAAAGTGGACCTACATCAACATCACAGGTGGTGAGCCTGTGTTTGATCAGACACAGCCTGACTATCAAGACTTCGAGTTGCCAGAGGATTATACCTACAAGTTGGCTACCAAGATTCTTGAATACGCTGGTATGTCTATCAGAGAAGCAGAAGTGGTTCAATTCGGTATGGCTCAACAACAACACGAACAGCCTTCATTTAGCATGCAACAATAATAACTATGGCTTACTTATCTCAGTATCAATACTACGAAAACAATGGCAACCAACCAGAGGATGCCAACTGGGGGTCTTATCAATACGTAAGTCTCCAAGATATCGTCAAGAATTTTCAGTTGATGTATGCTGGCAACCACTCGTTGGTTAACAATGAAGAGCGTTACAAGATTCTTTTCCACGCCAAGCGTGCCATACAAGAGTTGAACTATGATGCATTCAAAGAAATCAAAGTACTTGAACTCACCGTTGGTAGCAACTTGAGATACATTCTTCCAAGCGACTACGTCAATTGGGTGCGTATCTCTTTGTATCAAGATGGATACTTGTTGCCGATGACAGAGAACGTGCAGATACTTTCTTCTCGTGCGTACTTGCAGGACAATCAAGCCAACATCTTGTTCGATCAGGATGGTAACATCCTCGAGCCACAGAACTCACACATTGATACCACAAGATTGAATGGCACCAAGAAAAACATCTACATGAACCCGGGCGGAATGTTCGATGGTCAATGGGGATGGAACATCAATGGCACATGGTATTTTGAATACGGACTTGGTGAGCGGTATGGTCTTAACACGGAGACTGCCAACGTAAACCCAACTTTTGCCATCGATAAGAAAGCAGGTGTTATCAACTTCAACTCAGACATGATTGACAGATTGTGCATCCTTGAGTACGTATCAGATGGTATGGAAGGGGGAGATGATTCGCTGATCACTGTGAATAAATTGTTTGAAAAATACGTATATGCTTATATTCAGTACGAAATACTCAATGCTAAGTTGGGAGTACAAGAATATATTGTGGCCAGAGCAAGAAAAGAAAAGGCTGCGCTTTTAAGAAACGCAAAGATTAGATTGAGCAACATACATCCCGGACGATTGTTGATGAGTCTCCGAGGCATGGACAAGTGGATAAAGTAACATGGCCAATATAACAAGAAACTTCATAGCAGGTAAGATGAACAAGTCTCTCGATGAGAGATTGGTTCCTGATGGTCAATACATTGACGCCTTAAACATTCGAATGGGTTCTACTGAGAACGCAGAGATAGGCGTTATCGAGAACACCAAAGGTAATGAGTCTCTTACTTCGCTGAGATACATTGATGGCACTCCTTTAAGTAACCAAGCAAGATGCATTGGGGCATACGAAGACGGTGAGGCAGAAACTATTTATTGGTTTGTGCATGATCCCAACTTTCCAATCGGAGCCACTGGTAAGTTAGACATGATTGTTTCATTCAATGTGCTTACAAGCATATTGACATACCATGTTATCAGTATCAATGACGGAGACAATGTGAATACCACATTGAACTTTAACCCGTTGTACTTGGTCAACGCGATTAACCTTGTGAAGTCTGGGTCTACATCAGAGAATTTGTTGTTCTTTACAGATGATTACAACCCACCAAGGTTCATCAATGTTACCCGTAACTACGGGGTGCCGGTAGGTAATACCGATCAGTTCACTGCGAAATCATTGCTCGTTATTAAGCAACCACCCATTGAGGCTCCATCAATACAGATGTTGGCTACATCAGGCCAAGAGAATTACATGGAGACTAGGTTCTTGTGCTTTGCATATCGTTATCGCTATGCAGACAATGAGTACTCTGCTACATCTCAGTTCTCTGAACCTGCATTTATCCCTGATGCATTCCAATTCAGCATTGATAGTTACCTTAATGAAGGGATGGTCAATGCTGCCAACGCTGTAAACATTACCTATTTCTCTGGCGATGAATTGGTTGTTGGTATTGATTTGCTATTCAAAGAAGCTGGTGGAAACATCATCAAAGTAATTGAGAAGTTGGACAAGTCAGAACTTGGTCTTGTTAACAATGCAAACTACACATACCAATTCAGCAACAGCAAGATATTCACCGTTCTCCCAGACTCTGAGATTCTCAGGCTGTATGATAACGTACCCTTGCAAGCCAAGGCCCAGACATTAATGGGCAACCGATTGATGTATGGTAACTATGTAGAGAACTATGATTTGGTTGACGAGAATGCAAACCCAGTAATGTTTGAGTACTTTACCACTTTGATTACAGAAGAGATTGGTACAACTGATCTCGTTGATAGTACAGCAAGCGGAAGTTATAACATTAATGGGGCTCAAACCATTGGCAGTGCAATATTGCAATTTGATTTGGCTGATGCTGCTTTGGTTACAGGAGCATCTATTTCAGTTGACTTTACATTTACCCACTCTACATTTACAGGTAGTACTCCATTTCCTGCGGAGACCACAGATAATATCTCGTTGAACTTTACATTCTTCTTGAATCAAAACTATAGTTCAGTGTATGCACTGGCCACAAGTACTGAATTCCAAGATGCTATTGGTACTGTTGCTAATATTAGCACAGTGGCTAACGCTTGTAATGGCAACACACTTACCGATAAATTCAACTGCGCATTGCCACAGAACCTTGATGCTTTGATCAAGTATCAGAGTGGTATCACCGCTGTTAACCAACCAATCAGTGTCGTTACTACACCGGCAAGTACAGTAATTGGTCTTCAATTACCTGCTATGCGCTACGTAGATAGCACCACGGCTCCTACATTTAATGTGTATGAATACTATGAAGTAACCTTTGTAGAAGCGGTGTACCAACAGATTGCCACGCCATCAAGCCTTCATAGTAACAGAGATTACGAGATTGGTATCGTGTACATGGATGAATTTAACCGTTCAAGCACAGCACTTGTAAGTCTTAACAACACAGTGCATGTCCCATGTGGATATTCTAAGAATAGAAATACCATCCAAGTCACTATACCTCCTGCACAATTACCACCGTATTGGGCAACAAGATACAAGTTTGTTATCAAGCCAAGCAATACGTTCTATGAGACTATATACACTGCGATATACTTCCAAGACCCTGACTCAAATGATGTGTTCTTCCTACTCGATGGGGAGAATGCTCAGAAGATTGAGCAAGGTGATCGCTTGATTGTAAAGGCAGATAGCAGTGGTCCAACACAAAGTTGTACCTATGCTACAGTATTGGAGAAAGATTCAAAGGCTGCTGACTTTATTACAATCAATAGCCAGTTGGATCCTAACGTACAGATATCTGTACCTGCTGGGGCTTATATGAAGATAAACCCCAATAGTTTTAATGTTGTCAATGATGAGTTGGCAATCATTGCACCGGGGACAAAGGTCCAGAACGAAGATGATGGAGGTGAATATCCAACATTGGCCTATCCAATGAACCGACTTGACACAGTCACTAGTCAGTACGTTGATTACACTGTGCCCGCTGGTAGCCGTATCACAATGTCTATCAAGTTCGAAAGAAAAGGAACAAGAGATGGGCAAGGTCGATGCGAAGCACGTTCATATATCCTTGAGAAAACATTTGTAGCATCCGCTAGTTATGACAATATGATGGATTGGTGGAATGGTGACAACATTGGAAACGCTATTCAAGATGGATACGCGTATGCTGGTGGTGGTAACTGTGTTCCAGATGCAGTATACCTACCAACGATGGCTACGGGCCCAAATATCTCTCAAGCATCATTGTGTACTAACTACTTTCAGTGGTACATAGATGGATCAAATAATGCTCTTTATTTATTGATGAGTGGTACAGAGAGATGTACAGGGATAGGTAAGAAGGATGAAAGGCGTTCTTCTGTAACTGCAAACATCCAAGTATTCCGTGCAGAAAACTTGATTATATTTGAGACCGAACCAACAGAAGCATTGCCCGATGTATTTTTCGAGAATAATCTTTCGTTGCCAATCACCGGTGGGTACCACATGGGTAACGTCCCAGGGGGAAACCAATCAGCAAGTACGCCCGCTATCATCGATACGGAGTTTTTCAATTGCTATAGTTTTGGTAATGGCGCTGAGAGTTACAAGATCCGTGACTCCATCATTGGTAAGTACATCACCCTCGGCAACCGAGTAACTACTATATCAGCACAAGACTATCGTCGTGTTGATCGCTTTGCTGACATTACATATAGTGGTGTTTACTATGATGAGACCAACGTAAACAAGTTGAATGAGTTTAACTTGGGGTTGCAAAACTTCAAGCCATGCGAAGATTCATTTGGTCCTATCCAAAGAATGGATGCACGGGAAACAGATGTGCTTGTTCTTCAAGAAGATAAGATATCATACGTACTAGCAGGCAAGAACATCTTGTCAGATGCTGGCGTTGGTAGTTCTATCGCTGCAATCCCAGAAGTATTGGGTACTCAAATTGCTCGTACTGAAAAGTATGGTATCAGTTTCAATCCTGAAAGTTATGTTCACTGGGGATACAACCGCTTCTTCACCGATGTAAAGCGTGGTGCGGTTATTCAATTGTCGGGTAGTATGTACTCACAAGATGAATTGTCTGTAGTGTCTGAGATGGGTATGCGGACTTGGTTTAGAAGTACATTTATTGAGTTCTTTGGAACGCAGAAGTTGGGTGGATGGGATCCATACATGAACGAATATGTATTGGTTGTCAATGATATCGAAGTTCCTCAGCCTCCTCAGTGCGTAGCGTGTGGTGTTCAACAAACATTTACATTGAACGATGAGACCTTCAACTACTGCGTAGATTTGGGTCCATTTGTTGGTGATGTAAACATTGACTACACCGTAATCTCATTGGGTTCTGGTGATAACTTTGAGGTATCTGCTACTTACAATTCCGCCACAGTTACAACAGGACCAGAAACCACTAGTGGTACATTGACATTCAGCAAGGATATCAACAACGTAAGTCTTGCCGACATTAGCGTAGTTGCCAATGGTAGCGTGGTATTGGCATTGATTGTTAACTGCCCTAACCAAGAGTTGATGACTGTAATTCAAGTGGTTGTAACCAACGACTACGATGCAGGTCAAACAAACCACGTACAGTTCAGATACACCAGTGGTAGTTATACATCTCCTTTGCAAACCACATTCGTTGAGTTTGACTCAGGTAGCGCTAACCCATTGGTATCATTGTATAGTGCAATCACGGGAGCAAAAGGATTCGGATCAATCCCTGTTGACGGTAGTGACATCTACTTGATATCAAACAAGATTGTACCTGACACATTTGACTTCGATATCTCAAACGATAAATTCAAGTACTATACATCGAACACATTGTACAACAATACCACCGCAGAGATTACCACATTGCTCGGATTGGCTAGCACCGCTACGCCTATTGCACAATCAGGCAATGTATTCCAATCATTTTTCACAGCGGGAGTGCTTCAAGATTATCTATATTTGATCTGGGATTACAGATCCTCTACTTCGACACAGTTGTGTTACTCAAACGTAGACATACAGGATGTTTGTTGTGGATGCTTATAATTAACACGAATGGCTACTAGTTCAACATATTACATTAACGCCCCATCCTTGGACTCAGCAACTGCTGTGTTCATGGATGCGGCCATGACCACATGTGCACCTGATGGATTCTATTCTGATGGATTGATTGCAAGGGAGATGGTTGGATGCGTACTGCTTCCACAACAAACTTGCCCATCATGCGTAGAACCATGTCCAGTTAGTGGGCTTATGGGTGCAGGACAAGGATATTTTATCATTGATGTAGACACTGGCGCCGGTACTGGCGCTATTGAAATAACATTCGACCCGGGTAATGGTCCATTTGGTATCATTGGTGTTTACAATGGTAACATCTATACATGGGTTAGTTCTGTTAACTTTGGATACTTGGCTTCAGGATCTCCCGCAGAACCAGTATACTTAGGTGATTTTGCGTATAACTGTGGTATTGTGCCCAACAGCCCACATAGCGTAAACAAGTTTAGATGGGACGGAGCCACTGGCTTCACCCCATTGACTGGCCAAGAGATTGTATCTGTGATAACCTCACAGACTCAATTGACTGCAACCCCTCCGGGTCTTTGTCATATGGTAATACCAAAGACAAGTGCTACTCCTACTGACCTGAGGTTGATTGTTATAGGATTGTGTTCATCTATTTCTTCGTTTACAATCGATGCCACTTGTCCTACATCACTACCTCCATTCGATAGTAGTGGTGTCAATGGAAACTCTAATGGTGCATGCTCTGATGCAGTAGACCAAACCTACTATGTGCACCATGTCAATGGGTCAGCAGGCACATTGGGATTGTACGACATGGTATTCTTTGATGTCAATGGCCAGTTCCCATTACCTGATGGATATTACCATGCTCCTACAGCATGCCCTTCACCTTACAACTGGTTCAGAGTTGTTAATGGTGTGATTGTTTTATTTGGTACCTGCTCTTATGGTAGTAACTATACCTTGCAAGATTGCGCTACAGGAACAACAGTTGTTGGGACATATGTAGGACCAACTATCCCATTGGGTACGCTTTGCTCTGTAACTGCAAGCAACTGCTGTTGGACTGTTATTGGATACACCAGTGCTACTGCGACTGTAGATATCTCTTCAACTCCTCCGGGTGTTACTTGTGCAGATTGTTGCGCTACCTACAGTGGAACCAATACCACAGACATCATCTTGCAAGTTGATTATAACGATTGTGCTGATGTGCCACAGAGTGCAGATGTAAACCCCGGCGATACCTTGGTGATCTGTGCAAAGATTGGAAGCATCATCTCTCCCGGTATGACCTTTGAAGCAACTGAATGTGGATGTCCATAATAAAAAGAAATGCCAAACTATACACTAACATATAGCCCTAGTGCGGAAGGATGGGTATCATTCTACTCATACAACCCCGACATGATGATTGGGATGAACAACTATTTCTATACGTTCAAAGGTGGTAACCTATATAGGCACAACACCAATGAGCAGAGAAACACATTCTATGGGGCCTACACGGCCTCAACTGTGACCAGTGTGTTCAATGATTCACCTTTGATAAATAAGTTGTTTAAAACGATTAATATCGAGGGAGACGATGCGTGGGCTGCGACAATGAATACAGACTTGCAGTCTGGTGGTTTCATCCAAGCCAACTATTTTGAGAAGAAGGAGCAGTCTTACTTTGCTTTCATTAGAAACTCAGGGACTATTCCTGCCAACCCCTCAGAGTATCCATTACGTTCAGTGAATGGTATTGGTAGGAGTGCAAGCATTGTGTCTACCGTACCATCAGCGGTTGTTGTGAACTACACAGTGGCTATTGGTAGCATCATCTCTATCGGAGACTACTTGTACTATTCTCTGCCTCCAACATACGGGACACCGGTTCTATTTGGTGAAGTGACTAACATCAACGTGGATCTGAAGGCTGGAATAAACCAACTGATAGTGGACACTACAGTCTTTGGCGGTGGTATTCCTCCTATTCAAACCCCTTACACCATGTACATCAAGAACTCGATTGCTGAATCCCATGGCTTGCTTGGACACTACTGTGTGTTCACCTTGACCAACACGAATACAGCCAAGGTTGAGTTGTTTACACTGGAGTCTGAGGTCATGAAAAGTTATCCTTAAAAAAATAATATCTTTGTATACATATGGCGCTCTATGCAAGGCTACTTTCACCAACAGATTACGATACCATTTTGGTAAAATGGTGGAGCGATTGGGGTTGGTCAGCACCTGCGAGAGACTTTCTTCCAGAGGGGGGATTGAGTGGGGTTATGGTATTGGATGACGACACACCTGTGTGTGCCGGATTCTTTTACACCACGAACTCAAAAGCCGCTTGGGTAGATTGGATCATATCAAACAAAGAGTACAAGAAGAAGCCTGAGAGGAAAGAGGCGCTTGAGATGTTGATTGAGATATTGACAGCGACCTGCAAGAATCTTGGCTTCAGTTATGTATACGCATTGATCAAGCATCCCTCGTTGGTTAATGTGTACAAATCAATAGGATACACAGAGGGTGACAGTTACAACAAAGAAATGATTATCAAATTATAAGATCATGGCAGCAACAACAGCAGCAGTAGTAGGAGCAACAACAGCATTGGCTGGTTCATACATGTCATTCAAGCAGGCAAGTCAGCAATCAAAAGCAGCGACAACCGCAAGGATAGAAGCCGAGAAGGCAATTCAAGAAGCCAAGAAACGGGCAGAGCAAAATGTATTTGAAGCATTGTCTTTGACTAAAGAGCCATACGAAAGAGCAAGAGAGGCCGCGTTAGTTGCCGGGGCTCAAGCAATCGAGGCTGGCCGTGAAAGCGAAAGAGGTGGTGCCGCTACCGCTGGTCGCGCATTGATGGCACAAAATCAACAACAAGGTCAGATTGCAGATGTTCAAGCACAGGAGATGCAAGGCTTGAACCAAATGGTAGCATCGGAAGAAGGAAGATTAAAAGACTACGCTGCAAATGTGAGTCTCGCAGAAGCAGCCGGTGCGCAACAAGCCATTAAAGATGCTGAACAATTTAGAGCGCAAGCCATGGCTCAAGGCTTTCAAGGTTTAGGTCAGGCCGCTAGTAGCGTTGGCCAAGCACTTCCATTATACTATGAGGGTCAAGGTACAAAAGCATACGACAAACTAGTGCAGCAAGCCACAACTGCTGGTTTAAGTCAAGAGCAACTCCAAAACCAATTGGCAACACTGGGGACATCTGACCCGAACTTTGCTAAGTTGTCTGGTGTTGGGTATTCCGCTAAGTCAGTGGATGCCAAAGGCAATCCAATTGCAAACGCAATGACGCCTTTGCAGTTCCAAGACTTCATGATTCAGAACCCTGACATTACCAAGCAATTGATAAAGAGCAATGTGTTCGCGCCTAAACAACCCGTGTACACCCCATATGTTGAGAGACCGAGCGGCGGAGAGTCTGCATTGCTTAATACTCCTGCACCCCCAGTATCTAAAACTGCTGGTTCATACAAGCCGGGTGATTTGAAAATGTTACCACCAGAATTATTAAGAGCGTACGGCATTGACCCTTTTAGCATACAATAATGACATACTATAAATACGCAGAACGGGAGGCGAATAGCCAAATAAACTGGGCCGAGGTAAGCAAGGGTCTTAGCGATACTATTACTCAGATTGATCAGGACAGGCAGGCCAAGAAAGCAGCGATTGACGAGGCCACTCGCCAAGATATGCTTACGTTGGCTGATGCTCCTAAGGGAGAGAACACAACCGCCTCTGAGTGGACCATCAAGTATGCTAACGATATGATGAACTATCGCTTGACAATTGATCGTCTGTTGAAGTCGGGTAAGATGAGCCTGCGTGATTATCAAGTAGCCGCTCAGAATAGTAAGGACTCTACCAATTTGGTATTTACTATTTCTCAAGAATACCAAGATGAATACAAGTCAATCATGGATAGAAAAAGAGCAGGTGACTCTTCTCGATTTGAGGTAGAGATGGCTGCTCTAAATGAATCATTGGCAAACATTTCATCCACCGTACCATACATCAACTCAACCAATGGCATGGTGTACTTGGCGACAGGTACTCCAGGCAAGGATGGCGTTCAGCAAATGGGCGATAACTATGTTAGCCTTCAAGCGTTGCGCAACAGAGTAAAGACCAAGATTGATAGATATGATTTATCTGCTGGTCTTGCTAGTGCAGCAAGTGAATTGGGTGACTACACTATCAGCCAACTAGGTAAGACTGGTTTCAGAAGAACCGGTATCGTTACAGACATATCTGACCCTACACTCAGAGACACATATACTAAGTGGGAGGACGCGACAGTTAAAGACATAATGGCTAGCGATTATCAGTTGGCATCTATCTTGGCTGACAACATGAACACCAATCCTAGGACTGGTAACCAATACAGGATAACAACCAGTAAAGCCGAGTTTGATGCAGACAAAAGTGGTGATGTGGTATTGATGGCCAACGAGAATGGATCTGGTATCATAATGCCACAGTTCAAAGAGGAACAAAAGAAAGATGTAGAGGCGTTCATCAAAGGACAGATTAAAAACTTTATCGATCAGAAGACAGAGAAGCGTCCGTTCCAAGAACCGGAGCCATACCGCCCACAACAATGGGAAGTTGAAAATGCTAACAAAACAAAAGAACAGATAACAAATGCCGGATACTGGCAGCAACTTCGTTGGGGAAATCAAGCACAGAAAGAGGCAGCAGCGCAGATTTTATTAGGTACAAAAGCCGCTGACGATAAGGGGCTATACAACATGAGTGTAACCCCAGACGGTAAGGGGTTGAGGTTAGAGTATACAAAAGAAAGCGGAAGGCCATCAAGGACTATATCTATCAATCCCAACACATCTGCCAAAGAATGGGCAGCACTTGGTGTTGAACTTCATGGTATTGAAGATGCGGATAGAGCAGTTAGAGCGGCCGGTGAAGGCGCAAACAAGCCATTCCAACTACCCAAGTCAGGCGCGTTAGCATCTAGAGACTATACCCCGCCTTCTTCTGACGCATATGAGAAATTAAACGCATCATTGTCTACCAAGCCACTTGCTGATTATGTAACAAAGGATGGAGCAGAAGAAACTGCAAGTCAATTGAATGCTGCTTATGGTGATTTTGGATTCGAGTTTGACTTTGATGAATCTACTTTTGGAACAACTGACAATGTCATTGTCAAGTATAATGGCCAAGAAGTTGGTACAGTAGCTGTTGATAACAAATCAATTGGGGCAGGAAACATTGCATCATTGATGAGAAAGACATTGAAAACACCACCTAAATCAAATGCTGGAGGATCTGGAGTGGGGTCTAAGTACAATAAATAATAATAGGTATATTTGACTCATGAATGAAGAGGCAATAAAGGATGCATACGGACTGTTTACGAACACAGGGTACAATGGGTCTTACGAAGACTTCAAGCAACTGATTCAGTCTAATCCAGAAGCGAGAGCAGATGCTTATGGTCTGTTTACAAATACAGGGTACAACGGAAGCCAACAGGACTTCGATGAATTAATGGGCGTTGGTGTCCCTGTTCCTGTAAAAAAAAAAGAACAGCCAGAACTTCCTTGGAATCAAAAGCAAGAAGCACCAAAGCCAAAGCCCGAACCTGCACTCCCGTTCTTGGAATCCAAGCCTTCGGGTATTTCTTTGGGATCTCAAAGAGTTCCTGAGGCTCCTCCTATGTTCGAGGCTCCTCCAATGCGGACGCCCGAGCAAGTAAAGGCAATAGTAGAAGCACCGGAGTATAAGGAAGAATCATATTTCACAGGCGCATTTGGTGACATGCTTAAAAACATGCAACAAAGCCCATTATCTACCTCATATTTTGTAGCAGAACTTATTGATGACTTTGGTAGAGCAGTAGCACAAGGTTCTGCACAAGGAGATATTGTATCTCCAACGTCAGCCATATTCTTCAAAGGCGGTAAGGTATCTGATGAGGAAATATCCAAGTTCAGAAAGGCTTCTGAGTTGGCGCAAAAACTTGGACCATCAGATGAGATGGTTAAGTTTAGTGAAGAGTATGAAAAAGGTGGAAAGACTGTAAGTTCTTTCTTGAAATCATTAGCATCTAATCCAGGCGCAATACCTGAGATTATGGTGTCATCATATACTTCAATGGTGAATGCGCCATCATTGACAGCAGCAGGTACAGCGATTGGGGCGGGGGCAGGATATGGTGCTGCTTCCGGTGCGGCAGCAGGTGGAATAGGGGCAGGCCCAGGAGCAGTAGCAGGTGCTATTGCATCAATACCCTATGCTATGGCAGCAATGGGTGCTACCTTGGAAACCAACCTATCACTTGCAGAGTCTATTCAAAACAAACTACAACAAGATGGGCTCGAATGGAACGACGAGAACATACGCAAAGTTATCAGCGATGAGAACTTCTTGAAACAAGCGCGTATTAATGCGGCAACAAGAGGCGTTACCATTGGTGCGATAGACGCATTGACTGGTAGGGTAGCCGGTAAGGTGGGTGCAAAACTACTTAAAGCCCCTAAAGGTGGTGTAGCAAAGGCTGGATTAGCAGCAGGTGGTATCGAGGCAGTGGGTGGATCAACAGGAGAAGCCACGGCCCGAGCGTTAACCGGTCAAGAGATGGACGTTGCTGAGATTGGTCTTGAAGGTATTGCCGAATTGCCGGGCACTGTTGTAAGTGTGGGCTCAGAGGTACTGAAGAAGCCACTATACAAAATCAATGGTGAAGTTCGACCAGAGGCAGACGTAAAAGAAATTGTAGAGACTGCCGATGGAGACCAATTGGCAAAGATAAACATCGACATTGTCAACGATGACAAAGGATACAAGGATCAGATTCAAGAGAAGGTTGTATCCGCACAAGTAAAGAATGAAGTAAAGGAAATAAACCCCGACCTTGATGAGGAAACGACCAATGAGATTACTCGATTGGAGATGGAACTCAAGAAGGTAGATGGTAAAAAAACGCAGACAGCCAAAGACAAGGCTGCTGCTATAAAGTCACAAATAAAATCACTACAAGAAAATGCCGTTCAAAAGCCAAGCACAGAGGAAGGCGTGTTACGCCCAGAAAAACCCCAAGTGGGATTGCAAGAAGTGGGAGAAAGAGACACCCAAGAACAAGCCCCTGCCGAAGAAGTTGTCAAAGAAGAAGTAGTCACTCCCGAAGAGGACTTGACCGCAGCACTTGAGCGGATAAATATCCCTGAAGATACTGAAACATTGCCGGGTATCGATGATGAGTTGAAGACAATCAACGAATCACTCGGTCGTGTTAAAGAAGAAATTGATTCTGACAAGGATGAGAGAGAACTGCAAGACCTTAGTGAGAAAGTTTCTAGAGCCAAGAAGAAGATAGCCACAGCCGATGATACCGATGCGGCTATTGAGGAATTCAAACAAGCTGAAAAGGAAAAGTCAGACTTCAAAGAAGCAATAAGCAAAAAGAAAAACTTCAACAAAGTGGATGACCTTATCTCTGACGAGATATACCAAAAGAATAGGGGTGGTTACAAGTATCAGGAATTGTTTGACCAAGACCCACGCCTTGCCGCAATACAAAGCACAAAGGATATGATTGAATTTGGCAAAGGAGATTTTCTTGATGAAGAAGGGGTGGCTCGATACGAGAACGACATTAAAATTCTTGAAGAGGACATCGCTAAGTTCCCTGTAAAGCAAGCAGAGCCTGCCCCCAAAGTGTCTTCAAAGACACCAAGGGCAAAAGCGCCAAAGGCAAAAGCTGCTCCTGCTCCTGTTCCTGCGCCTGCTGAAAAAACTTTAAAAGAATTAGAGGATGAGATGTCAGAGGTACAGAAAAGATTTAATGCAGCCAAAAAGAAAATGGCTAAATACGTTACCCCTCCTTTCTCAGAAGATGATAAGGCAAGAGTAGAGTATAACAATATTGTTGAAGAAAAAAATGCTTTAGAGAAACAGATTGAGGAACTTAAACAACCTGCACCTGCGCCTGCTCCTACTCCTACTCCTGCTCCTACTCCTACTCCTGCGCCTGCGCCTACTCCTGCTCCTGCGCCAACTGCTGTGGTATCACAACCAACAACAAAGGCAGTAGGGCCAGAGGCGTTGCGCCAAGAGTACATCAATAAGATAGCAGAGGTTAGACTCAACCAAGACAAGTCAAGAACACCAAAGCAGATAGAGGAAAGGGTTAAGGAGTTACAAGCTGAGTACAAGAAACTCAAGGCTGAGATGACTGCACCCAAACCTAAGGCGGCGCCGGCTCCCAAGGTAAAAGCGAAGACAACAAAGAAAGTAGCTCCGGCTCCAAAGGTAGAGGCAACGCCGGTGTCAGTAGTGGAAGAAGAGGAGCCATCATATGATGACATCAAAGACCTTGATGTATCTGACCCCACCTTCCTAGAAATAGTAGAAGGATTCCTAGACGACATGGATGATGGGTTGTCTGAATTTGGACGTGGCAATCTATCCAGTGGTATTGCTATACCATTAGCAAAGGCTATTATCAAATCCCTAAAGGTATTGGTGAAGGCTGGTATCACACTGCAAGAGGCCATCAAGCGTGTAGCGGAAGAGAATAAACTTGAGACAAAAGACATTGTTAACATGATTAAAGAGATTGATAAGTCTCAATCTGCTATAGTCAAGTTAAAAAACCAAATAAAATCTGAAGCACGAGCCGCATTCAACGCCAAGAAAGATCTCAATCAAAAGCGTAAGGACTTGTCAAACCTCATCAAAGAGATGGAGACTACCGGCAAGATATCAGCGACGAAAGCCCGTGCTATACTTAACAAGATTGGCAAGTTGAACCTTGACAACACTGCTGCGGTAGATGCATTCGTTGACTACGTTGAAAACGTATTTGAGAATGCAGCATATGAGGTTGAGTTGGCTGGTATCAATGCCAAACTTGCCAAGGCAAGAAACAATGTCAATAAGAAGATTGGTACTGCAAGAAGTTTGACACCTGTACTGAATAAATTATTCAACATAAAACCCTCATTGATTCCGGCAGATCTATTCAGTTCATACAAAGAACTGATTGATATGTTTGGGGACAACGCTGCCGTTCTTGACCTTAAAGAAATCACAGAAGTTACCAAGCAAGCACAAGGCATCCTCAATCAGATTGATGATCAGTTGTCATCAGTGCCAGCATTGGCTACCAAGTTGTTTAACTATGGCAAGGCTGTGCTCAATGAGGAAGGTTCGCTTGATTACGCCGCCACCATCAATAAGATGTTGGAAGATGGAACCATCGATCAAGCCGAGTACGACTTAATGAAGAAGTACAAATCTTACATTCTTCCAAGAGCGGTTAAGATTCCAAAGACCAAAGAGGAATTGGCCGAAGAGAAAAAAGAATTGATCAAAGAGGCTAGGGCCGAAGCAAATGAGGCATCCATATCTCCATTGGCTAACGATGACGAGAAGAAGATGGCTTCAAACATTATCAAGTTGTCCAAGACAAAGGCTATTGAGGGACTTGACAACAGACAACTTGAGAACTTGCTGAAAATATTTGACAACTTCAAGAACGGGTACTTCCCTGCCTATGCCAATGGTATCAACAACGACTTGATTGCGGCGGAGAATGCTGGCTTCTTGAGCAAGGCCATCGCAAAGGCGAAGATGCCGACGCTGTTGTCTGTAAAAGCAAAACTCCGCAACAAAAGGGAGGCATTGTTTGCAAAGGTTAAGTCAGCACCTTTATTCAACATCGATGAAATCTTTGGAGACTTCAAGACCAAGGACATATTCAACTCCATATTCAATGCATTGGCTCAGAACCAACAGCGCTACGCACTGGAGATAGAGAAGATCAACCAAAGACTTGAAGATGCGTTGAATAAAATTGCCAAGTCTTATGGCAACAACGAGAATGATATCGTTGCGTCCAAGATGAGGATGGCAATCTATCGCATACAACGAGAGTTTGAATCTAACCCCGGTGATCCTCGTGTAAACCCAGCCATTGAGTATATTAATGAAACAGTAAAGGCAATCAGGGATGGAAATACTAATTACACCGATGAAGATGCTGACATGCTTGAGGAAATTGCTAAGGATTATCCAGACGGGAAAGGGGGTATAGACGCCAAGAAACTTGAGGAATCATTCAATCCAGCAGAGAAAGAAGCATTGAAACTTTTTGACGAACTCAACAAAAGTTTGGAAGACAAGGCTATGTTTACTGGCGATGTGGTTCGTGGCGACAAGGTTAGGTTATTGAACAACTACAACCACATCAGTGTACTGCCAACCAAAAATGAGAACCCCGATACTATTGCTGATGCTATCAGCAAGTTCGACCCAAAGAATGTGGTATCAACTAAGGCGAAGTCATTGATTGAAAGAACTACCGGTGCTAAGCCTATAAACTTTGATGTGTTCTCAACTGTTCAACGAGGTGCAAACTTTGTGTTGATGGATTACTACTTGACTAACCCTGTAAGGATTGCACGCAAGACCATCAATGCCACTCGCAAAATGATGGAAGATAATGGCACATTCACAGAGGATGCAAAGACCATCTTGAATGTGGTGAGCGACGCAGTTGAGTTGGCATTGAAAGCATCTCTTGATCAATCGGCAACCAAGGACACCCCCGCTGACAAGGTTGTGAAAGAGATTGCAAGAACCGGCTACCGCGCTATGCTTGGTGGTATACCTAGGGCGACCACAGAATTAACTTCTAACATGGCGTACATCGCTATGGTTGCACCACAAGAATGGTCCAATGGAGTAAAAACAATGAAAGGAATTGATGGGGCCAAAGCGGTTAACATCATGGAGTCCGTTGGTAGTAAAGTAATCACTCGTGTATATGGATCTGACCCGTTGAAAGGTAGGCTGATTGACCCCGGTGTGTTGAGCAAACGCGTTGGCATAGGAGCGAGTAAGTTGAAGAGCGAAACCAAGAATGTAATCGCTACCATTCATAACAACACTACCAAGAAAGTAAAGAACTCAGCAGAGTTTGTGGCTGATACTTTGATTTCTACGCCTGATAAAATCATGATGAGACCTTTGTGGTTTGGATCATTTGAAAAAGCATTCCAAGATTTCTCAGGGAAGAAACCAGACTACGATAAGATTGCGTCCAACGATGCTGACTACATGATTCAAAACAAGGAGGCTCTTGAAGCAGCCGGTCGTGTAGCAGACGAGAAGGTAACCATGGCGGGTAACGTAGAGAACCCATACATGAATGCACTCAGAACATACATATCATCTGATATGTCCACCTTGACCAAGACGTTCAAGATGTTTGATAACTTCATGTTGAAGTTCCAGATTGGTGAATTCTTGGTGGCACGTAGAGGCATTCAAGCCATGATGGGCAATGGCAACATATCAAAAGAGCAAGGCGCCAAACTTATGGCTGCTGTTATTACCCGTATGACTATCTATGCCGTGATGAGTAAGATGGCAGCAGAGTTCTTTTATGGTTTATTCTTGGATGATGAAGAGGAGGATGACGACAAGTCATTCGCTCAGAAGTTAGGGCAAGGATTGGCTTCTACATTCACGAGTTTGTTATTGGGTAGAGACTTTGGTAATATCGCAAGATCCGCAGTGAACTATGGTGTAGAGAAAGTAAACGAGAACTACCTTGACTTCCTGCGCGATGGTGAGTACGATCCATACGAAGATGCCATTCAGTATACATTCATACCGCCCGAGAAGAAAGGCAAATCGCTTGAGGCATTTGATGTATTAGCAAACATATCAGGGCCCTACTCTCCCGCACTGAAGTCGCTCAACTTGGTGACAAAGAAATTAACTGAGGCACCAAAGAAAGAAGGAGCGGCAATCGAAAGACAGGAAGCGGAGAAAGCCATTCGTGTACCTCTTGAAATCCTTGGAAACCTTGGGTATGTACCATTATACAAAGACATTCGAGCCATTGTAAACAAGTCAATCTATAGTGAACTTGACAAGGAGATGGACAAGCAAGGTCAGAAAGAGGAAGAGTTCAAGCCAATGGGGCTTAACAAGTCAGACCTTAAGCGTTACTACCCAGAGATTTATGAGCAGTACTATGGAGAGGGGACAGAGGATGCGGCTAGAAGGAAACTCGAGCAAGAGAAAGACGCACTTGAGCGCCGAATGAAAGATGATTACTACAACTACGTACCTAAGCAGAGAATGAAAGGTGGGTTTGGCAGTAAGAAGTTTGGAGAAAGCAGTAAAAAATCTAGCGGATTTGGCAGTGGTGGCTTCGGATCCGGCAAGTAAGTCAATTATATTTTATATATTTGAAGTGCTTTTGTTTTGCGTAGTAACACATTAGTTCTCCGTGTTCAGCAAGATCAAGATGGGGGAGGAAACTCCCCCATTTTATTTGTCCGTCAATGCTCTTTGCACGGGCGTAAATCACCCCATCATCGCATGCCCATAACACCACAGGATTGTGGCGTTTCTCTATCAGCTTGAGCATCCTTGATGCCTGCATGACTAATGGGTATGCAGTAGCAATGGTCTTGTATCTTGGCACCACCTCTACGTACGCAAGCAATTCACCATCCTTGAATATCTTGTAATCAATATCGCCCTTAATCTGGGCTTGATATGTACCACCGAATGTGGCTATGAATGTTTCGATTGCTTTGTGTTTGCGCTTGGTAATCTCTTCATTAGAAATCATCTTCCTCTATCGATTTGATTATAGTCTTTATCTCTATGATAATTTGTTGGGCGTCTTTGGTTGCACCCTCGTACTCACGATCAACCAATCCCTCGTAAAGATTAGCCAACAGTTCCTGACATTCTTCAATGTTAAAAAGAATTCTCTCGGCTCTGTCAGACTCTTTCCTTTTATGAGGGTCCATATCTTTATCTGTTAATCCCCTAAAGACTTCAGTGCGTAGGCCATGCTCTTGCAATTCCTTGAGCCTGAACTCTTGAAGTTTAGACAGCCTACCAGTGGGGGTCTTGACTTCGCTGAATAGTACTCTAGATCTTGGCGGTATAGCGATGATGTCGGGGATGCCATTCTTGTTGGTCTTAATTAATTTGATTACGTAATAGCCGGCTTGTTCAAGTTGTTTTATCCGCTTGGATTGTATCTGTTGTTCGGTCATAATTTGATTCCACGAAATGCATCGCTTCCTCAAAACTACTAAAATCTCCGATAACTTTCTTATTGTATATCAATCTATTTAACCAAACGCCGTCACCCCATACCCGGGTGATGACCACCTTGTCGAGGTATGGGTTGTACGTATTTCGGTAGTAGTCAGCAGATGACTGAGACTTCAACGCCCCATTGAAATGGGAGTATTCGATGTCGTCTTTGTTGTGTTTAGCCAACATATCCCTGTTCTCGTTAAGCCAAATGCAAAACTCCATCCACCTAAGTTCATCAAACTTATTTAGTATCAACTGGGTGGTAGTCTTTTTCATTCTCCGTCTAAGTAAAGTGCTTTCGCTTTCGAGAACCCTGCGTTATACGCCATCTGCTGATCGATCTTCTCTCTCATCAAGAAGTGTTCAATGGTCTCGGGTCCCGGTACAGCATCGGGATGGAACTCCTTAAGCCATTCGATGAATTGTTCTAGTGCTGTGTTCATAGGTTTTCAATTTCTTGTTTGACATCTTCGTAGTACTTGATAGCGGCGTAATCACAGTAGTGGGACTTGCCATCAGTCAAGGCACCAAAGTTGTTGAGGATGTTGTCCACTGCAATCAGTGCACATTTCTTTGACTTTTCCCATGTGTCTGGGGTGCGCTGATCAAATATCTGATAGTACATTTGGTCAACTAGTTCTTCTGCTTTTTCTTGCGGGCTAATCATAGTTCTCATTTAAATAATCTCTGAAAAAAATTGCGTGCTTGTACTGCGCAAATCTCGCAGCGATTTCTTGATTGTAGTAGACACGCCACTCTATCTGATTGTTGACGGTGGCTTGCATTACTCTTGCTGGTAAATTATTGTTCTCCATATTTTTTTACAAACTAAATAAATCTTTCTCAAAATGTTTAAGCGTATAATCTTTTTTATCTTTCACCGCTTGGTATATCTTATGCTCGATGCCATCCTTGGCGAAGATCCAGTACACTTGGTTCTTCAACCGGTCCATCGTTGTCATCCTATCCCGGCTCTGCCAATAACTCGTAGCACTGAAGTCTATGTTGTAGTACACCAAGTACTCAGCCTTCTTCAATGATATCCCCTCACGCCCCGACACAATCTGAAGCGCGATGTTCTTCCATGTGTTGTTGAACTCATCTAACTCGGTGGTCAACTCATCACCGAACACCTGCTTGAGCGCCTCGTACTCTTCTTTGAACTTGTAGAAGATACCAATCTTGCACCCCTCAAAGTTCTCTTTGATGAACTCAGCCTTGGTGGTATCGATAACCATGGACTTACCGCTCTCGAACTTGATGGTGCCACTGTACATCTGATGCATCTTGGTCATCAACTTCACCGAGGTATCGGCCAGTACCACCTCCTCCTTGCCCTCAATAACCAAGTCAGTCTTCAATCGCTGAATCAATTTGTAAGTAGCCGGCTTCATCTCTACCTCAAGGATTTCTTCGGTGGTCTCTACCACAAAGCCTGCCTCCTTCTGCGAGTAACTGATGGTGTATGGTTTCATCATCTCTAGTATCACCGGCTTGCCATCGCTGTAGTCCTTGATGAACAAGCTGTTTACTTTCTTGCTCTTGATGTTGACGTACTGATCAGCGAAGCGATAGAAGTTCTTGAACTCTGCGAACGGGTTGCCCGGTATCGCATACACCTGATGGTACATTTGGCAGTACGACTCTGGCGTTGGTGTCCCCGAAAGCAGTATCACCATAGGCTTCTGCTTGGCGATGATCTGCGCGGACAACTCAGCACGGCCACTTGGCTTGGGGAAAGCACCGAGCGAATGCGCCTCGTCAAGTATCATCATGTCCCACTTCTTGGTGTCGGCTATGGTGTGCAGACTCTCGTAATTGATTACATCGATATTGAAAGATGCACCGATCATCACGTAGTCCTGCTCGATAGATGAGATGGCTTTCTTCTTGGTGACGAACAGCACATCCTTGCACCCCATCTTGTCACTGATACCGAGCGATGTCAATGTCTTGCCAGTGCGTACCTCCATTGCCAAGTAAAGGAACCGGTGTCTTTGAAGACACTCGACTCCTTGCTTGATGATATCCAATTGGTAATCCCTAAATTCAATCCCTCCTTTGTCCATTTTTTCTAAGTAAAACTTTATGCTATTGTTTATGCGTTCTTCTGCCTCGGGGTTGGGTTCGAACATAGGCTCCTCTACTTCTACATCAACACCCTTGACTTTCTTCTTGCGTACCACTGTGCTCTCCATGGTTCTCTTGAGTAGCAAACACCACTCATACATCTCCTTGTCAGTGTATCCGCTGATTGGATTAATCAACTCCCTCATCATCTTTCACCTCCCTTTGTCTGATAATAATCCACTTGCCTGCCATGTCTCTGCCTTCCTCCGGCATTGAATTAGACTTGAACACAGCGTATGAGTACACCCACTTTGAAAACTTCTGACGAGACACCGTCATCTTAGAACGCGGGCCATAGTCGGGGTAGTTGTCAACGAAGTCAGCATACAGTTCGTTCGTTCGTATTCTCTTGTTAGGCTCGAGCATCTTGTTCTCGTACCCCTCAATCAATCCACACCACTCGATAAAGTCGTGGCAAGTCTCGGCAGAGAGTTGGCGTATCTTCAAGTTGACGAACTTGCTCTTGATCAATCCCGTGTTGAGGTATGACTTGAGGCAACCCACCATGTAGTTGTCGAACTCACACCACTCGTCATCATTCCATTCACCGAACATCAACTTACCGAACTCATCCAACGGGGTGTAGTTCTTGCTATAGTATTGGTGCAACTCCAACTCCCACTTGCGTCGAGCAAATGAATTACCCGCTCCCTTGATGGCGTAGTTGGTGGTGATGGCAATCTTCGGTGACTTACTGAATGGTATCTTGATGGCGTCCTTGTTCTTCTTCTCAAGCGTCAACCCTTCAGTGACAACACTGAACAGACGCTCGAAGTCAAAGTGTTTCTTCACGTCATCGAACACCAGTATCTGCGTGTCTGCCGACACCAACTGATAGGCAAACGACCGCTCGAATGTGAACGACTTACCATCGATGGTCACCACCTTCTTCATCTGCGACAACGCATTCATGAACAATCCCTTACCCGTACCACCCTC